GTGAGTGGGGGGGGGGGTACACAGACCAGAATGGTTGCTTAGAGCGAACCCGTTTTGATGGCGGCACTATCTCTGTCGGGCCAGTTCACTACGGTGAAATTTCCGAGCTCAGAGTAGGTGTGGCCAAACAGAAAGGCAAGCTTAGAGTGGTCACAATGCAGAGCGCACGTGTTAAACGGGTTTTGGTTCCCGTTCACGAAGCGCTCTACAACCATCTAACTTCCTTCGGCTGGTGTGTACGAGGAGATGTCACAAAGTCAGATTTTGAAGCTATTGTTGCAGATGTAGGCAAAGGAGAATCGTACATCTCCGGCGATTATTCTGCGGCGACAGACAATATACTACCTTGGGTAACTGAGGCAGTAACTTCTGTTTTAGCTGAGTGTCCTGATCTGACTGACGATGAGAGAGGCATTATGTTAGCAGCTGTGGGTGACCTTCATTTGATGTCTAAGTCTCGTAAGACTAAGACGTTATTGACAAGGAAGCAGATGATGGGTAACTTGTTGAGTTTCCCTATACTCTGCCTTATCAACAAGGCTTGCTTCGACATTTGCTGTGACTTAACGTGGGGTCAAGGTAAGAGGAGGGTTGGTAGGTTTAATGGCGATGACTGCATGTTCGCGGGTGATAGGGCCTTTTTCTCTCTTTGGGAGAGGGTCACTTCCACCTTTGGATTAGTAGTTAACCGCCAAAAGACTGGCTTTTCGGAAGCCTGGCTCGACCTTAATAGTCAGCCTTACCACGTACCATCCTCCACCCTTGTTCCTCGCCATTGTCTCTCTTTTCTTCGGCCTTTCAGAAATGATTGTGTCGATCTCCTCGGGGAGGTGTGGAAGGGTACAAAAGAAATGCGGCATAGTGTACGCCAGTATGCAATGTCCGTTTTAGCACGGCACGAAATCGTTCTACGGGACTTTTGCGTGGCCAATGTACCCCGATACGTTGTATCCGGGCTGATGAAGAGAGCCTGGTTTCGTCGGTGGAGAGGGTCTGACCCTGTTCCTCCTATCGTTACCGGGGTCTCGCGCGCCGACGAGGTTGTGGTAGCAGATCCTCCTCGTGAGGATCTCTTTTCCATCGTCGACGAGGCGCACTCAGAAGCAGAACGGCGAAGGTTAGCCTATTGGACAGGGAGGCCACTTTCTTTTGACAGTAGACCAGTTTGGGATAATCCCTTATCTGGCGGATATCAGAAGATCGTAGAAGTCCTTCCTGGCCCTCAGGTGAAGTCCATTCGTCGCCGGGGACGTCCTCCTCTCCCCCCCCTCATCTCATCTAAGCGAAGTACAAAGAAATTCGTTAAGGTAGTTAGCTGGAAATTCTCTTGGTCAAAACCAGTCTTAGACTGGTTTAACGAGGAGTTCGGGCCAGCCGGTTTTGCCAACTACCCAAAGTGGGGTCCTGATCATCCAAGAATGGTCCCTCATGCCGAGTGTAAAAACTTCGTAAGGTTGAGATTCATTGTCCCAACACCTCCGTCGTTGATGCCACCGGGCCCTTGGGGCATTTGATGGTGCTGATTAGTGGGTTTTCTCCAATGACGCCAACCCCCCTATAGGGACCACGTCGAAAGGACGCACGCCCCACTCTCCTAAACCAGACAGCCTCCCAAGCAGTCCCCTTCGGGCGGTACTGGGTGAGAGGAAGACTTTGTCTGTTCTCGCTGCGCATGTGCGGGCGAGGGGCTGTCTAATCAGGGGTGGAGTACGACGCGCCGTACTAACCGGCTTCCAGTGACAATGCTGGACCAGCGACTCTGAGCTTCGAGTCGGCCGTTTGGAGCGTTAAGGAGTGTGGATTTAGTAGACCATTAGGGTCTGGCAAGGAGATGAAACGATAAG